TGCGCGCCGTAAGTACACCAGAAAAGGGTACTATCAGGGACAAGCGCGGCCTGGAGCCACTGGTCGCCGCACAACGAGGAGAAATCGATGAGCGTGATCTACTACTGCGACGCGCCGAGTTGCGGCAAGAAACAGGAATACAATTCGCAAGAGCATCCGCCAGACTGGGTACCAATCGAGGTGGACGGCAAGCTCTATGATGCCTGCAGCCAAGAGCATGCGGACAGGATCGTCGAGGTCCACACGCCGCCTGAGCCTGAAGAGGAAGAGGAAGCATCGGAGGACTGATTCTCACGCCGATTACGCTGCGTGAGGCGCACTCGTTTGTCGAGGCCAAGCACCGACATCACAAGCCCTCCCGCGGTGGAATCTTTGCCATCGGTATCTCACATCCCGATGGCTACATCTGCGGCGTCGCCGTCGTCGGTCGTCCGGTAGCGCGGGCCGCTCAAGATACCTGGACCGCCGAGGTCACCCGAGTCTGCACCGACGGCACCAAGAACGCCTGCTCAATGCTCTACGCCGCCTGCTGGCGAGCAGCCAGGGCCATGGGCTACATGAAACTGATCACTTACACTTTGCCTGAGGAGGGCGGGGCATCGCTCCGGGGTGCCGGCTGGCGCCTCCTGGGCGAGGCAGGAGGAGGAAGTTGGAACACGAAGTCGAGACCGAGAGTGGACAATCACCCGCTGCAGCGAAAGCTGAAGTGGGAAGCAAGCTCGTCCTCTGGCCTGATCCAAGGCTGAAGGAGGCCTGCGCACCCGTGCCGTTCGGCATGGACTGCAACGAGATCATCGACAACATGCTCCGGGTGATGGAGGACCATCGGGGGATGGGGATCGCCGCACCGCAGATCGGCGAGATGTGGCGCATTATCATGGTCGAGGAACTGATCATCGTTAACCCGGTGATCACGAAAGCATCGGATCAGATGCGCTGGGTCTGGGAGGGCTGCCTGTCATTTCCCGAGACCTGCCCGAAGTACGCTCAGGACATGAGCAAGCTGCGTGATGGCGACACAGTGCGCGTACGCCGGCACAAGCGCATCCAGGTCTTGGGCTTCGATGAATCATGGGGCCGCATCTGCACGAAAGGTTCGGACTGGAAAGGCGCGTGTATCCAACACGAGATCGAACACCTGGACGGCATCACGTTAGCCGACCACCGCAGACGATAGATTTGCTGCAGCACATCGCGTGCGTGTACACTTCGCGAAACCGGTGCGGAGGGCGACCGCGATGGCGCGTGAAGACGTTGGCTCTTTTGTCGAAGAGTTACCAGCAACACAACCAAAAGTTCAACGGGCGGGCAATGGCGCCGTAATCACCCAGCAGGGTGAGGACACGATCGTCGATCTTGAGCCTGACGACGCCGTACCGTTCGAAGCCCCAGAGATGGATCCGGACTGGCACGCGAATCTCGCTGACCAGTTATCCGCTACCGAACGCCACGCCATCGCCGACCAGTTGCTCGAGTACGTCGTGCTGGACAAGCAGGTCCGCGAACACCATTTCCGCCGCATCAAGGACGGGCTTGAGCTCCTCGGTCTCAAGGACCTACCGGAATCTGACACTCCGTTCGACGGCGCTGCGAGCGTCACGGACCCGCTGATTGGCGAGGCAGTCGTGCAGTTCCAGTCGCGAGCGATCGAGGAGCTTTTCCCTGCAGACGGCCCAGTGAAGTCAGCCATCCTGGGCGAGGTCACCCGAGAGAAGGAGGAGCAAGCCGAGCGCCTCGAGGACTACATGAATTACCAGTTGACGGTCGAGGACCAGGGTTACTTCTGGGACGTTGATCAGATGCTGTTCTACCTGCCGATATCGGGATCGGCGTTCAAGAAGATTTACATCGACCCGGTCACGGAGATGACCACCGGGCGGTACGTTACCGCCGAAGACTTCATCGTGCCGTACTACTGCAAGGACCTGCAGTCGGCGACCAGGTACGCGCATGAATACACCATGGAAGGCAACAACATCAAGCGCGCGCAGGTCGACGGGCAGTTCCTGGCCGACGCCTTCCTGGTCCCCAGCCCGCAGATTCAGTCCGACAAGAATGTCAGCTTTAGCGACGACAACATGGAGGATGTGGCCGACGATCGTGTGCCGGTGGTGCATGAGGACGACGAGGTCTACAAGCTCTACGAGTACCACATCGATTATGAGATGCCGTTCAAGGACCCGGAGGTCGGCGACACAGAAATCGAACCGCCGTACATCGTCACCATCGAAGAGGAATCACGGGAGGTTCTCAGTGTCCGACGTAACTGGAAGAAAGGCGACGAGAAATACCGCAAGCGAGTCTGGTTCTCGCACTACAAGTTCCTGCCAGGCCTTGGCTTCTACGGGTTCGGCTACCTTCATATCATCGGCGCACTGGCGAAAGCTGCTTCAGGATCTCTGCGAGCGATCCTCGACACTGCGGCCCTGTCTAATCTCCCAGGTGGATTCAAGAGCAAGAAGGCCAAGATAAGCGGCGAGCATCGCTTCACGCTGGGTGAGTTCCGTGACATCGACATGTCACCTGAGGACCTGCAGCAGGCCTTCCTGCCGCTGCCAGTCAACGAGCCAAGCCCAGCCCTGGCCGACACCTACCAGAATCTGATCAAGCGCGGCAAGGAATTCATGGGTACGATAGAAGTACTCACTGGCGGCGCCGACAACCGCGGACCCGTCGGTACTACGCTGGCGCTGATCGAGCAAGCCGGCAAGCCACAGTCAGCCATCCACAAGCGCCTGCACAAGGCCATGCGCGAAGAGCTTTCGCTGATGGCGCAGTTGAACTACGAGCTTATGGATCGGGACGAGTACCCGTACGAGCTTGGCGGCGAGAGCAAGGTAGTACTGAAGCAGGACTTCGACGGCCGCGTCGATGTCATTCCGGTATCGGACCCGAACATTTTCTCAAGCGTGCAGCGCATCGCCCAGTCGCAAGGCGTGCTTGAGCTTGTCGAGTCGGCGCCGGACCTGTATGGCGAGAAGGGCCGCAAGGAAGCGCACCGTCGCATGCTGGCAGCGCTCAAGGTGCCGGAGATCGACAAGATACTGCCGGAGGATACAACGCCGAAGAATCTGGATCCGGTCAGCGAGAACCAGATGATGGCCACCGGGTTGCCGGTGCAGGTGAGGACCACCCAGGACGACGACGCCCACATGGCGGTACATCAGACGTTCGCTGAGATGATGGCGACGGGCGAGCCTGACCTGTGGAAGCAGGTCGAGCCGGTGTTCATGTCGCACAAGATGGAACACCTGGTCAGCCAGCACCGCAAGGAAGTCGAGCAGATGCTGGGTATGGAACTGCCGCCGTTCGACCTGTACGACGAGGCCGAGACCGAGGACCTGCCACCTGAGATCGAGCAGATGCTCAGCCAGGCCATCGCTGCCAAGCAGCGGCAGATGGCCCAGGAGAAGGAAGCAGCCGAGGGCGGCCCGCCGCTCACCCCGGAAGAGGCCGAGGTCAAGGCGATCGAGGATGCGAAGGATGCCGAGACCATTGGCAAGCTTGAGCGCATGAAGGCTGAGCACCAGGAGAAGCAGCGCCAGGCATCCGAAGAGCATGCGCAGGAGATGACGCAGAAGCAGGAGGCCTTCAAGGCCGAGGAGACGCGCAAGAACACCGAGAACGTGGCCGATATCATACGCGAGGAGAAGCTCGCCGCGGCTAAACGCAGAGCGTTAGTGCGGGCGCCGATCAGCCGGTCACGAAAGCTGGAGACTGAGACCAACAGGCCGCCGAAGAAGAAGACCAGTGGCCAAAGCGCCGACGCCAGCTGAGATTAGAGCGGCGAGAGCATTCCTGCAGCGCCGGGGAGTGCGACCACCGCTACAACCACGGCCATTTGCCGCGGCAGCGAAGGAATTGAACATCGGCTTTCGGGAATTACTGGCGTATATCCGCCGGTTATATGCCGGAGGTCAGGGACAGCAACAGGCGATCCACGAGTTGCTGCAGAGAGAAGTTTCGAAATAACGGTAAGCGCTGGGCCGGCAAGATCAGCGCGCAACAGGAGGGTCGACGATGGGTACCACTTATCTGAGACATCCAAAGCCATCACCAGACATGGATGCTGGCCGGTCAGCCACGAAAGTGAGCGAGTCAATGACCGGTAAAGGGCAGGACACTGCCGACGGCACCATGGGCAAAGCCCAGAAGACCGGTGACGGGATGGAAAACGAGAAAGGGGGCAACCCCGGACACGGTAAGAAGATGGGGTACTAGCTGTGCATAAGAAAGCTGCAGGCAGGCCGGATAAGAAGCCGTCCAAAAGTACCGACATCCAAGGAGGGGGCGAGTCTGGCGAGGAGAAGTCGAAGCTTCATCACGCTAAACCGAGCATGGCTCGCAACACGATGGGATTCGGAGCGAAGTCATCTAATGACGGCGCGATCGGTGCCATGGGGAAAAATCAATCGACGGGGGATGGCGGCGCTTCCAATTCGTAACCGCCGCACGAACCGTCACGAGGGCTATTTGCATTGAACAAACGGCAAATTCTTAATCGCATCAATGAAAAAATCTCAGATGCCCACGATGCCATGGACAGTGGTCTCGAGCAGGACAAGTACAACCGCAAGGTTGGCGGAGTCCAGGCGCTCGATGATCTCCGTGCCTGGGTCGTGGAACTCTCGGATGACGATGTCGACGAGGATGAACTGGAGGAACTACCGACATGAGTGAAACCGCTGAACAAGTCGTTGACCTGGTCGTCGCATCAGACACGAAAGCCAAGGCAGCTAATGCCATATACGACGAGATCGCTGCATGGTGCGCAAACCAGAGACGCTGGCAAGTGAGGCTGTGGAATTTCCTAAGACCCTGGCAGACGCCAGTCGCTCCGCATGTACCGATGGTGCCGAAGTATTGGCGCCTGCTCGTGATGATTCGCGAGCCTGAGGACGTTACGGAGTGGGGATTTAAGTTCATGCGTGAAACAACGGACATCGAATCGTACCTGACGTACGTCGGCATGGTCGTTGCACACGGGAAGCTCGCCTTCAAGGCTGTCACTCGCTCCGGGCTTAGGCTCAGTCGCGAGGTCAACCCGAAGCTGGGCGACAAGGTAGTGTTCTACAAGAACGCCGGCACTCGTTTCCGAACGATTGACGGCTTGCAGTTCGTGCTAATCACCGACACCGAAGTATGGGGTGTGACCGATGAGCCGGAGAGACTCGACACGTTAGCGATCTAATCATCGTGACAACGTGCGCGTGACTCTGTAAGTTTCATGCACAGGCCGCTGGAGGGCAGCATGCCTAAGAAAAATTTCGACTACGAGTTCGAAGATATCCGCCGTGAAGACACGCCGGTATCTGCCGCTGGATTTGGGGACATGGTCGAGGACCCTGAGAATCCAGACGAGGCTTTTGTTGAGGTCGACCTTGATGAGGAAGATCCCGGCAAAGCTGTGAGCGCTGCCGATAACGCTGCCGACGCAAGGTCCGCAGGCGATCGGGACAGAGGCTCGAAGGAAAAGCGACGCGAAACACTGGAGAGTCGCAAAATAGATCAGTTGGAAGTGGACCTCGAGGAAGCAAGCGAGGTCGTTGCCGGTGAGGTCAACGCACTCAAAGCAGAGGTCGCTGAGCTCAAGGCCGTCAAGGAAATTGACGCCATCGCAGACGAGTTCGTCGCAGAAGAAACGCGGCTAACCGAAGAGATGGAAGCGGCGATGGAGGAAGGCGATACCAAAGCCCAGTCCAAGCTGAACTCCGACCTGATCGCACTCAACAGCGAGAAGCAAGCCAAGCAAGCCGCTGCCGAGGCCTCTGTGACAATCATCGAGAACTTGGACGGTGGGGCTGAGCAGCCCGCTAACAAACGCGCTGTGCAATTCATTCGGGACAACCAGGACTGGTGGTCCGATCCCGATCATGAAGACGCTGTTGTGTATGCCAGGAAGCTTGACAAAAAGCTCGTTGGGATGGGTTTCAACCCGGACAGCGAAGCCTACTGGACTCGCTTCAACCATAATTTTGACAAGAAGTACGAAGGCCTCCGCGAGATTGACCCGGACGAGATCGAGATCGATATCGAGCCTGGTGGTCGGGGCCGTCGCAAGTCACCTGTTGCTCAACCCGGCGGTGCCGGCGGGACGCGACGAGGCACTAAGCGCGGTGACAACGGTCAAGGTGGTGGTTCGAAGGTCGTGCTGACTGCAACGCACAAGGCCAACATGGTCAGGTTCCATCTGGATCCCCAGAACCCTGAGCATTGCGCCGAGTACGCCAAGCAGGTAGCCGAAACCAACAGGCGAGATGCAGAAAGGAGAGCGTCATGAATCCTGGTCAAGGCGATAGCGTGTTTGATGTCGATGTCGATGCCGCTGAGGAATTTGATCCACAGGCAGTAGAGGCAGAGAAACCAGAACGGACTCCCGCCCAGCAGGCGGCGGTCAAGAGAATGCAGGACGGCAAGCGTAAAGCGCTCGAGAAGCGTAAGGCTGCCGAGAAGCAAGGCCAGAGAAACACTGGCGATCAGTTGGTGCATCCAGCCGGATCCGGGCACGAGGCACCGCATGATGAAAGTACCGACCAAGCAGCGGCATCTGACTACACGGCCGATCTCGATAACGAGGTCACCGAGTGGATCAGGCCGTCAGACCTGGAAGCCCCGCCGGCAAGGCCGGGCATGGTCCAGCGTTGGATTCGGATACGTCTTGGAAACGTCCGAGACACCGCTCGCCTGAGGAAGGCAATGCGTGAGGGATGGCGACCAGTCAAGGCTTCGGCCATGGGTGGTCTTTCACTGCCGATCATCCAACACGACAGCCTGGGCGACGGGGACTACATCGGCGCAGAGGACTTGATCCTGATGGAAATGCCCGAACGTGTCGCTCAGCAACGCGAACGCTTCTACAAGCGCAAGCAAGCTCGGCAAACTGGCGCGGTCGAACGGCAAGTCAAGGGAGTGCATAGCGAGGACCATATTGGTTTCGGAAATATCCGATCAGCTTCGCGCTCCAGGGTGAGGGTCGCCGCAGGTACGGCCAGGCAAATAGAGGCAGCCGACGACGATCTTTAATTAACTAACCATCACGTGATAGCGGAGGGCTTATCCGAATGAACGTGGACAGACCAAATGGTCTGATTCCAAGAAGGCATGGAACGGGCGGTACACCAGGCAGGTTGACCGCTTATTCAATTGCTGACCAGTTAGGAAGCGACATCTTTTCCGGTGACCCGGTGAAGACGACTGGTGACGCAAGCTTGCTGAACGGCGTGGCGTTTATCAATGTATGTTCCGCAGGCGACCGAGCAATCGGTGTGTTTGCTGGCGTTAGGTACGTTGATGCTAACGGCGAACAGCAGTTCCGGCCTCGTTGGATTTCAGGTCAGGTAACACAACAGGACCCCCGCAGCCCGGTCGAGGCGCTGGTATACGACGATCCCGATATGAGATTCGTGATCCAAGTTTCCGGTGCAGCAGGGCTTGTCGCAGCAAATGTCGGCCAGATGG